GCAACTGGCACGCTGGCTACGGGTCTATTGTTCACCAATGCGACAGGCGCTGTTCTTTCTCAAGGTGCGATTGCGGCTACCCCTTCAGCTTTCATGCAGTCACTCACCCAAATCACCCAAAACTGGGGCGGTTTCTCAACGATGTTTGAACCGAATTTGGCTGATAAAACTGCCTTCTCTGCATGGACTAGCGGCACGAATAAACGTTATGCATACGTCGGCTATGACTCTGATATCAACGCAACCATCTCTGGCACCACTAATACGTGGGGTTATGCACTTGGTGTGAATGATTATGATGGTTCCTTCCCGATTTACGGCAATGTAACTCATGCCGCGTTCGTACTCGGCACAATGGCGTCAATTGATTTTGACCGGCTGAATGGCCGCATAACATTCGCATTCCGCTCTCAAGCTGGCCTGTCTCCATCTGTAACTGATGCGACAGTGGCCTCAAATCTGATTTCTAATGGGTATAACTACTACGGTACGTATGCAACATCAGCGTCGAACTGGAACTTCTTGTATCCGGGTTCAGTTAGCGGAATTTATAAATGGTTCGATTCGTACGTTAACCAGATCTGGCTAAATGCAAACCTTCAGCTTTCGCAGATTAACCTACTGGTAAGCGTGAATTCCATTCCGTACAACCAGCAAGGTTATGATCTGAGTTACTCAGCGGCGATGGACCCAATAAATTCTGGCCTAAACTTTGGCGCAATCCGTACAGGTACAACCCTTTCAGATTCACAAAAAGCTCAACTGCAGATGGCGCTCGGGATTGATGTGTCACAAAACATCATTACTCAGGGATTCTATATGCAAATCGTTCCGGCTACGGCGGCGATTCGTTCTGACAGAACCAGCCCTTCCATCACCTTCTATTACGCTGATGGCGGAGCAATCCAAAAAATCACTATCGCCTCAATCGAAATCCAATAACGGAGCACTAAAACATGGCAACTATTACCTCAGCCAACTCCGTTCTTACGTTGGCGATCACTAATCTTTACACAACACCTCAAACTATTCAGGGCTGGTCGGCTGATGATGCCTTTACGGTTGATGCTGTAGAAACTGGCGAAACTGTAATGGGTATAGATGGGAACTTGAGTGGCGGATTTATCTTTAATCCAGTAAACCAAACCATCACTATTATGCCCGACTCACCATCTCTGAGTATTTTTGAAACATGGGTAAGCGCAGAAGCAATTGCGAGAGAGAAATATACAGCCAATGCAGCTATATCTCTTCCAGCTATCAGCAGGAAATACACCCTTACAAAGGGATTCTTAATTAGCCATAAATCATTTTCTGACGTGAAGAAAACCTTGCAACCCATGCCTTTCGTAATTCGCTGGCAGTCTGTAATTGGAGCACCCTACTAATGGCTCGTAAAATTGCACAGTATGAGGTCAAGGAAGCCGGTCGAGATAAGGGTAAGGTGTTCATCCTGACAGAAATGTCGGCATCACAGGCTGAGCGGTGGGCATTACGCGCTCTGCTTGCTGTGGGTCGTTCGGGGATCGATATTCCAGAAGGCATCGAAAAGGCGGGATTCTCGGCTATTGCTTCGTTCGGCCTGAATCTGGTCATGAAGCTGCCAATGGAAGATGCTGAAATTTTGCTGGATGAAATGTTTGCCTGCATCAAAGTATTGCCTGATCCGAAGCGTCCCGATCTGACTCGGCCGTTAATCGAAGATGACATTGAAGAAGTGAAGACTCGCGTCCAGCTTCGCAAAGCCATCTTTGACCTGCATGTGGATTTTTTAAAAGCCGTCGTGCAATAGACTACGGCGTCCACTTCAGGCCTGAACCGCCCGGCGGCATTGTCGAGTACCTCAACGTTCCAATCCCTATCGCAACCGTGATTTCCTCTCGTATGGCAACTCTCAATGAGCTAGACACTGTTTACGGTGTGTCTGACCTATGGCAAATGCTGGAGATAATCACGGTTGATAATCACAACAAGTTCATTATCAACAAGCCCAAGGACTAGCTATGCCGACAGTAATCGACAGTCTGATTGTTACCCTCGGGCTTGATTCAACCAATTTTCAAAAGGGTGAAAAAGAAGTCGGCGCGGGATTAAAGAAGACTAAAGATGAGTCAACTGATGTCGCCAAAACGATGGAGCAGAACGGCAAGAAGGCAGGCGCTTTCTTTGGCTCAATTCGCAATGAACTGCTGGCACTGATAGGTATCACGCTTTCCCTGAAGGGAATGAAAGACCTCATCATCGGCACTGCCAATAATATGGCTCAGTTGGGGCGTTCTGCTGCCCCACTTAACATGTCTGCGCGCGAATTGGATGCATGGCAGACAACCGCTAAGGCAACAGGTGGCACAGCGGAAGGCCTTACCGGGTCCATGCAGTCTCTCTCAGATAGCATCTACGCCTTCTCAATTGGTAAGGGTGGTACTGAGGCGATCAACACTCTGAATGCGCTTGGTATTGCTGCAGTGGACGCTCAAGGCAAAGCCAAGAGCATGGGGCAAATTTATTTAGAAGTGTCTGAGCAGTTCCAGAAACGTCATCTTTCAATTGGGTTAGCTCGTCAATACGGTGCCGGATTAGGCATGGACGCAGCCACCATCAACCTGCTGATGGAAGGCCCTGAAAAGGTTAAAGCACTCCAACAGGAGATGTATAACCGGTCCGGCGTGTCTCCTGAGGCAGTTGCTCGCTCTCAGAAGTTCCAAGAGACATGGGCGAAGATTGAGCAGACGTTTGAAGGTGTTAGGCAGAAGTTATTCACCGCGCTCATCCCCTACATTGAACAGCTCTTGGGGCAACTAGATAAGTTCGCTAACTGGGTTGCTACGCACCAAAACGAGATTAATAAGTTCTTCAAAGACACAGCAGAAACGATAGCTACTGTTACTGATGCCGTGGGTGGTGTTCAGAATGCCTTTGAAATTCTCCTAGCCTTCGTGGCCCTGAAATGGGCTGCTGGGATGTTGGGTGCGATTAGCAAAGTAGGTAAGGGTCTTGGCGGAATAACATCTCTGGTATCTGCTGCAGGTATTTATGCCACGGTAGCGGCTGGGAATGAGGTCGTTGGACGCACTAAGGCGATGATCAACGGTGAGCCTTACGACCAAATTCAGGGGAATAACGCTGAGCTTAGTGAGTTAGATAAGCTTAAAAGAGCTAATTGGGCCAAGAGTCACCCTGGTGTTCCATATGTCGATAGCTCTCCTCGTGGTATCCGCAATAACAACCCCGGCAATCTTAATTATGCGGGCCAGCGTGGCGCGGAGAAAGAAGGTGGTCAAAACGGTCGTTTTGCCGTCTTCCCTTCAATGATTGATGGCATCGCCGCTTTATATAAGCAGTTGAAGCTGTATGCGGGTCGCGGCATTGATACGATCTCTGAAATCGTGAAGAAGTACGCCCCTGCTGCAGATGGTAACAATGTTGGCGCTTACATCAACTCCCTGATGAAGGCTACTGGTAAAGGAGCCAACGAAGCGCTTAACCCTGAAGACATGGACACAATGGTTAAGCTCATACGTGGGATTGTGAACCATGAGAACGGCATGGGCCATGTTGATGATCGGCAGATCCTAGCTGGTGTTCAAGTTGGTTCCGTTATGTCAGCTACATCTGGCGGTAACACTACTTCAAACAATACCCGCACAGAGACAAACATCCAGAACTTGAACGTAAACACTCAGGCGACAGATGCACGCGGGATTGCGAACGATTTGCCGGGACAGCTTCGCCGCAATAGCCTGATAGCGGCTGCAAACGGAGGTGTGAGCTAATGCCTTTAATTCAGTTCCCTAACGTTCCTGATGTGCTCGGCGTGCCTAATGTGCTTCGCAGTGCATCAGCAAACCTGAACGAGACGAACATCCTCTCCGCCATCTACAGTGGCAATCCATTATCAATAATCGACTCTATCCTCAAGCCCACATGGGGGATATTCACAGCTGATGGAACTGGAAGGGTTATTACTCCTGATTCGGTGATCGGCTTCGAATATCGCGGGGAGGCCAAGATAATGGATTACCCACTTCAGATGGGTGGTTTCTCAACCTATAACAAGGTTCAGGTGCCTTTTGACATTAGAATGCGCATGGTATGTGGCGGGAATATTGCAACTTCAGAAATGACGAGAATGTCCTTCCTGCAGCGCCTTGAAGATATGAAAGTTTCGTTGGACCTGTATCAACTGATAACGCCTGACTTTGTTTACCCAAGCGTCAATCTTGTTCACTTCGACTACTCGCGCACTGCCTTAAATGGCGTGAGTTTGTTGATGGTTGAAGCGTCATTCCAAGAGATTCGAGTGACCGGAGAAGCAACTTACACCAACACCAAATCTGACAGCTCAACCAGTCAGGTTAGCCAAGGTAACGTTGTGCCTGGTTATCCTTCAAAAAATCAACTATCAGCAGCATCAGCGGGGACGAACTAATGCTAATTATTCCAACTGCTGCTGTTGCATCACAAACGTTCAACGTAGTTCTTGGCTCTCAGAGTTGCACTATTAACCTCTACCAGAAAAGCGGGCTTATGTTCTGTGATCTACTGGTTAGTGCGGTGACGGTCATGTCAGGCGTTATTTGCCGTGACCGTGTGAGACTAGTTCGTCAGAAGTATTTAGGATTCACTGGCGATCTGGTTTTCATCGATCAGCAAGGAACATCTGATCCAGTTTATACCGGGCTAGGTACGCAATACTGTTTTTACTATCTGGAGGCAACTGACTTATGAGCTACCAATCAAGGGATATAACGGTAATTATCAAGCTTGCAGATGATGATTTTGGCAAGGGAAATAATGAGCTTAAAGTTGACGGCCTCAGAGTAGAAACGCAAATAAACCAAGAAGGTGGAACGTCTGGGACAACAATGTATGCCAAGATCTATGGCATGAAAGAAGCTGACATGCTCAAGTGTTGTACCTATGCTCAAGATTTTCTGAGAATAAAATCCATCGAAGTAACCATTCTGGCTGGTGATTCGATTAGTGGAATGTCTCAGATATTCCAAGGGACAATTACCGATGGGGCCATTGAATACAATGAAACTCCATCTGTACCTTTAGTTATTCAGTGTAGAACTGGCTATTTGCAGCAACTCTATCCAGTTCCGCCAAATAGCGCTGCGGGTCGTATGGATGCAAAATCCATGATCAAATCACTAGCGGAGGGGGCAGGATTTAGTTTTGTTGGTGATGGGGTTACCGCTGGTCTGCAAAATCACTATTCTTATGGCTCCGCAATACAGCAAATCAAAGATATAGCTAGAGCGACCGGCATTGGCTTGGATATATCAAATGGAGTTGTGAGGATTTGGCCCTCAGGGCAATACGCTGATGACCATATGGTGGAACTATCCCCATCAAAAGGATTAATTGGGTATCCAACACCCATAGCTACTGGATTTATTGTTAATGCAGAGTTTACACCTGACATGTCTCGCGGAAGGAAGTGCCGCCTAACTAGCTCAATAGCAAGAGCGACAGGTGATTTCTTTATTCAAAACGTAACACACATTATCAGTAGTCAGAATCCAGGTGGACCATGGATGACTACCGCGCATTTAACTGCTAACCCTACGGTGGGTGTCTAATGTCCTCTCCAAGCCTTAAATCACCCACCTCATCGGCAAGTGAAGCAAATTCACTTGAATTCTTCATCAGTCAATTCGTAAACAGGATATGGACATCAACCATCGTTGTTGTGACTAGCGTCAGTAATGCAGGAAATCTTGCAGGTGCCGGGACTGTTAGTATTCGGCCATTAGTCGGGCAAATTGATAGTGCTGGCAAGGTATACCCATTCACCACTCCAGTTTATGACGTACCTTATTTCAGAGTTCAGGGCGGCGCTGATGCGATTATCTTGGATCCAAAGATTGGCGATATCGGCTTAGCAATATTTGCCAGTCGTGATGTTACTGTAGCGAAAAGCACAAAGGCTGCATCTCCTCCAGGGTCGAATAGAAATTTTGATATCTCTGATGCCTTCTACCTTGGTGGATTTCTGAATGGAACGCCTAATCAGTATGTACGATTTAGTGCTTCTGGCATGGAGTTGGTATCTCCTACTAAGGTGAAAATCTCTGCTCCAATAGCTGAAATTGACGCTCCGAGCATTATTCTGAACGGTGCGGTAACTCAAGGCTCTGGAAGTAACGCAGGGACTGCAACATTTACCAATGGTGCTACAACGCCACAAGACTTCACCGCAGGAACTATCTCTCTTAAAAGCCACAAGCATTCAGGGGTTCAAACTGGATCGGGTAACTCTGGCACACCCGTGCCATAAATTGCGTGGTTTTGCGCTTAGATAATGAGATAATCAGTTCAATAAATAACCTTCTCGGGACAGAAAATGAAAGGATACGGTTTAGGATTGTTTTTTCTCTTGCTACCAGTAATGGCAATAAGCGCGAAACTTACGCCGCAAGAGCAACACAACGATGATCTCATCAAGGCACCTCAGGAATGCATGCTTAGAGGAAGCTTCTTGCAAACTGCTTTAGCTAACTATCAGGGTGATGTTCCTATCGAGCGAGCAAAACAACTTGCAGCCGAGGCCGCCAAAGATAATAGGTTATACGCGGATAAGGCTATCCTCTGGGCTAATTCAGTCATTGATTCAATTTACTCTGACCCAGAATCTAAATATGCAGATGTGAATTTTAACTTCAATGAGTTCGTGACTTACTGCGGCAAGCATTACGAAAAATATGGCAGAGAGAAAGCAATCAGCATCAATGCATCCACTCTAAAATCTGATGCATCTTACTCTGGTCAGTGTGATGTTACCGATTATACTTTTGGCAAAGACAAAACCCCTGTCGTCACAAGCACAAAATCTAAGGCTGCTTCTGTTTCTATGGTGAGTGGGAATATAGCTATTGGATATGACGGGCAAATATATCAAGTGATAGGTAACGCCAAGAAAAAAAATGATGAAACGATATGGAAGCAAAATGGCATCACATACATAGCTCAAAGCGATAATATATTTCACGTAATAAAGAAAGAGTCTGGATTTTCATTGTCTAATTGCAGCTCTACAAATTAAATTAGACTAATCTCCAAACTATGAAAAAAGACCTCGCTACGGCGGGGTTTTTTATTGCCAAAATTCTGGAGTGCCAATGCAAAAAACCATGCTGCTCGATCAGACTGCGTGGGATTTGGTGCTGGATGCTAACGGGGATATTGCCGTAGCAACCGATCCATATTCAATCGCGCAAGATGTTGCCAGTGCAGTTAGAACTTTCCTTGGCGAGTGTTGGTATGACACTACTCAAGGTATCCCTTACTGGCAACAAATCCTTGGGGAGTCTCCTCCGTTATCTCTAGTTAAGTCTCAAGTCGAAGCGGCAGCAAAAACAGTGCCTAACGTCGCTACCGCTGAATGCACCATCGTTACCTATACAGACCGAGCCATCACTGGCCGCGTCGAAGTCACTGACTCCCTCGGCAATACCACAACCGCCACATTCTGAGGCCTGACATGTCAACAAGCGTACCAACAATCACTTTTGCCGATACGGGCATTACGCTTCCGGCTGGGTCCGACATACTGGCCGGGCGTATGGCTGATATTAATGACGCGTTCGGCGGCGGCGTAAACCAGTCCCTGACTACACCGCAAGGCCAGATTGCCCAAAGCGACTCGGCGATCATCGAAGACAAAAATGCCAACATCGCTGAAATAGTTAACCAAGTGAATCCTGATTATTCATCTGGCCGCTGGCAAGATGGAATTGGCCGTATCTACTTCATGGACCGAATTGCGGCTGTCGGAACCGTGGTTACTTGCACCTGTGTTGGGTTGGTAGGAACTTATATCCCAATTGGCTCACAAGCTCAGGACAATAGCGGATATATCTATTCAAGCATAACGGATGGAACAATATCTTCTGATGGCACGCTGCAGATAGATTTCCAATGCGTTACCACTGGCCCGATTGCATGCCCAGCAGGAACTCTTACCACTATTTATCGCTCTGTATATGGGTGGGATTCTGTCACTAACGCAGGCGCTGGTACTTTAGGTATTGATGTTGAGAGCCGGGCTGATTTCGAATTCAGACGAAAAAACTCAGTTGCCGCCAATGCCGTTAATTCCCCGCAGTCGATCTATGCCGCCGTACTTGCAGTTGATGGCGTGCTGGATGCTTACGTAATTGACAATCCGCTAGGCACTGCTGTTCTTAAAGGTTCAACCAATTACTCCATAGCAGCAAACTCTGTCTACGTATCGGTAGTCGGTGGTGCAGAAACAGATATTGCAGCAGCAATCTGGTCGAAAAAATCATTAGGGTGCAATTACAACGGAAATACTAGCTATACGGTATATGACGATAACTATAACGACCCTAAACCTGCTTACGTTGTTATGTGGCAGACCCCATCTGCGGTGCCTATTTATTTTTCAGTACAAATAGGGAATAACCCATTACTGCCCGGCAATATAATTTCTATGGTTAAAAATGCAATTATTAATGCATTCAACGGTGATGATGGAGGAGCTAGAGCAAGAATAGGTTCAACAATTTACGCTGGACGGTATTACTCGACTGTTTTTAACACAAACGCCAATGTAAACATCCAGTCAATCGCGCTTGGTGTTACATCACCCGGATCCTCGACATCTACAACCATGGGCATTGACCAACGTCCAACACTCGACGCCTCGAATATAACCGTAACGTTGGTGTAAATATGGAAAACTACAAAGATACGCTTCTATCACAATATGCTAATAGCCCGACGATAGTTTCATTAATTGAATCATTCAATGACGCAATAGACCCCTCTATAGACCTAAATAATTTTTATGACTTTGTGTGGAACGTCGATACCGCACAAGGATTCGGACTAGATATATGGGGAAAGATAGTAAATATTTCCCGTCTTCTTACCGTAGACACAACAGTTCAGTATATGGGGTATAAGGAAGCTTTAGCTTCTACCCCCCAAGCTAGTGATCCAGCTCCGTTTGACCAATCTCCATTTTATAATGGTGTTCAAGTAACAAACACAGTTTCACTATCTGACGATGCATATCGGCAACTGATCATGGTGAAGGCGCTGGCTAATATTACTAACTGCACCGCACCTAATCTAAATAAATTACTTCAACTCCTATTTTCTACACGCGGCGTCGCATTTGTTCCTGATACGGGAAGCATGACTATTCGGTACGTATTCACCTTCAATCTTACCGATGTTGAGGAAGCCATAGTAAAGAGCTCAGGCGCTTTACCACGTCCCGCAGGCGTACTTGCGCAAGTCATGATTGTAGACACAGAAAATACTTTTGGCTTTGCTGAGGCAGGCTTAGCAGCTCAGCCATTCGGCCAGGGCACATTCTTCAGCTCATCAGGAATTCAAAATGCAAACTAGTGGATTACCTACCCGCGTTGCCGTCCCATTCGCTGACTCAGGCACGAAAAACACGATCCCAGTTCCATCACAAATTGGTATTACTGGTGGAGCAGCTTCATTTACAACTGGTTTCCCGCCACTAACAATGACGCCAATTGGCGCTGGCGGGATTCCCCCATTCGGCGCTGACTTCAATGGGATTTTAAACGCAATCACTGTCGCACTACGCTGGAATACTGCCGGATCTGGATATCCGTTTGATAGCACCTTCTCAACCACTGTCTCTGGGTATCCAAAAGGGGCATTACTTCCTGCATCTGATTTCTCAGGCTATTGGTTAAATACAAGCGAGGCGAATACTACCACACCAGAAAATAGCACTTCCGCAACTACTGGATGGGTTCCTGGAGTCCACTATGGAGTGACTGCATTAACTGGTCTGGCATCATCAAGCGTAATATTGACTACGTTACAGGCTGCAAAAACACGAATTACTCTTGCTGGAACACTCACCTCTAACATCAACCTAACATTCCCAGCCTGGACAAGAAGCTGGACAGTGGTTAATAACTGCGTCGGAGCATTTTCTGTAACTTGCAAGACGCCTTCAGGAACTGGTGTTGTTATTGGCTCTGGAATATCTGCACTAATCAATTGTGATGGAACGAATATCACGCAAGATTCTAATCAGCAGATTCCTGTAGCAACAGCAACAGCAAGCGGCAATGCTATAAATCTCGCCCAATTAAATGCAGTTATTACCGCACTTGCATTGGGGAACGCATCAACAAAAACAGTAGGTACTGGTGCAAATCAGATACCAGACATGAACTCTTTCACCTTCTCTGGTACAGCCGCTGGCTGGGCAATGAAAGTTCCTCAAGGAATTATTCAAGGTGGAATTACAGGCGGCATAACTACGGCTCCATATGATGTGGGATTTGCATTCCCTGTAGCTTTTCCAAATCAGGTTTTGGGTCTTTGGGATTACAATATTGGAGCCGTAGGTGGTTCACAAAAAGTTGAATGGTCATTTAACGCCCCCTCTCTTCTTGGGTGCAGCGTTCGCGCCATTGGCGTAATCGTGCAGGGGTCGACAAGTGTAAATACCCCATATGCTGGGATAACGTGTGGCTGGGTAGCAATAGGGCGATAATCATGAACGAAACTTATTATTTTTCAGCAACCAATAACTCCTTTTATTGGGGTTCTATTAAAGACCAATACGGTGCAGGGTGGCCGGAAGATGCTATTGAAGTATCATCCGACGTATTTAACGAATTTGCTGCTCCAAAGGCGGGGAAAAAGAGGTCATCAACTGCGGACGGATACCCAGCATGGATAGATGCTGACCCGGTATCTAATGCTCAACTGTTAACTGATGCGTTATCAACGCTTGCTGCGGCATATAAAAATGATTCGTTTGAACTCAATATGGCATACGTTGCTGCTATTACAAATGATGGAACAAGTGAGGCTGGGAAAGTAGTATCGGTAAGATCTCAAATAACCGCAAGAAAGGCTCAGTATATCTCTGATATGGCCGCCGCTAAGGTTAAATACCCTCTGGAGTAATTATGACTACTGATAACAATGACTCAAACGCTGTAACAGAAGCAGTTGCCACCTCAAACATGCTGAAGTTTTGCCCCATTTGTGGCGATACAATGCATAAAGAAACGTATTTAGATAGGCTGTGGTGGTTTTGTGACGACGCAGAGGGATGTGGGTTTTTCGAACTTGTTTAA